TCAGGAAATGAAAACCACGGTACGCTTACAAATATGGACCCCGCGACAGACTGGGTGACGAGCGAGAAGGGGTCGGCTTTAGATTACGATCTATCAACAAATCAATATGTTTCTGCGCCGCATAGAAGCATTTACAGAGCAGGTAACTACTTCACTGCTTCTTTGTGGGTTTATCCACAATATTTCCATTTAGCACATACTACATTATTCCAATATGGAGCAACATCTAACGGTCCGTATGCCAACTACACGTTCAGATTAAAGTTTCGTGGCGATCCTAGTGGGACTGGTGAAGTCCTTAGTAGCGGAGATGGCGATCACGACATACGTTTCGGTGTGGGTGTTACGAGCGGGACAAATGTCGGTGGTCGTGCGATAATTGCTTTCGGCAACCTTAATGATTACTTGAACCAATGGAACCATTTTGTAGGTGTGTGTAATGGTTCAACAATCGAGCTATTTTGGAATGGAGAAAAAAGAGCTTCATACAATTCAGTGGGGTCAATTAACAACAACCATACGGGTGCTATCAGTACTGGGTATCCTCCGGGTAATTTATTTAGCGACGGTAATAATTTTGATGGTAAATCATCTAATTACATGTTTTACAACCGCGCCCTATCCCCAGACGAAATCCAAACCCTTTATGTTGACTCGCTCGCCCCATTCCGCAAAAAGCAACAAGTCGCCTTTAATGCGTATCCTTTGACACTATTACAAAAGATAAGGTCGGCGGCCAAGCCAACAACTCCGGTTTCGGTGCGGGTGAAACACAATGAAAAGCCAAGCTATAAAGCTGGCTATGCGAAAAGTGCCGACGAAAGCGCTAGTCCTCATTTGTGGGATGGGCTTGTTGGGGCTTGGATGCCTAGCATGGGTGATTGTGGCTACAACTTGAATGATTTGAGTGGCAGGGGCAATCATGCCGAGCTTGATGGCAGGATTTCTCCAGCGCCTCTAAAGGTCATTGATGGATCTATGCAGATTGTTCTTGATGGTTCATCGGATTATTTCAGGATCAACAGTGTTAAAGACTTTTCACCAAAAGAGTTGACGTATTGCTATTGGGTGACACAACCGCTTTTGGCTGGAACTTATGCTCCGGGAGGAGTTTGGCGAACTGGAAGAAGGTCATGGCTTTCGCAACATGGATCTGGTTATCCGCAGTTCTATCACAGTAACAATGGATCAACCTCATCTGTTCTTACATCCAGCGTTCAGTTGATTAACAACAAATTGACATTTGTTGCAATGAGGTATGGAAGGGGATCTAAGTCAATATGGCAAAACGGAGTCAGGACTGCCTTGGCTACTGGTGCAGGTGTAAGCGGCGATCTCTTTGATAGTCAGACCGAATTTTGCATTGGTGATTTTCTTTTCTACGATTCGTCTACTATATTTGGCAGGAATTGGCAAGGCGGTATATCTGCACAAATGGTATACAACCGCGCCCTGTCCCCAACAGAAATCCAAGAATTATATGTTGACTCACTAGCACCATTCAGACGTAAAGCAAAACCAATAGGCTATCAACCAAATAAAGAACTAAGAGGACTATTTAGAACATAGGAGAAATAAAATGGAAGAAAATAAAACAAAAAGCCCACCGTTTCCAGTATGGCAAAACTCTTGCTGTAGGCATGAACCAGTAGTGACTTCTCTACCAATGGGCATGAAACCTTATACCGGCCCTGAATTAAAGGTAAAGAAACTAGACCCGGAAGCGATCATTCCAACAAAGGCAAACAAAACAGATGCGGGCTATGACCTATATGCCCTAGAAGATGTAGAGATTCCGGCGATCAATCATAGGTTGATTAAGACTGGTATTTCTATGGCGATTCCCGCCGGATATGTTGGTCTTATCTGGCCGCGCTCTGGTCTTGCTTACAAAAGCGGGCTAGATGTATTTGCTGGTGTTATTGATGCTGGCTATAGGGGCGATGTAGGAGTCATTCTATATAACTCAAGAGTGAATAATCACTATCAAGTTAAAAAGGGTGACAGGATAGCACAAATATTATTTCAAAAAGTAAAAACCTTTAACCTTGTTGAAGTGGACGATCTTGATGAAAGTCAAAGGGGCGAAGGTGGATTTGGGAGTAGTGGAGTATGACGGTTCCTTTTAATAAGCCAAACAGTAGAATATTCTGGGCTTGTCAGGCTGTTTTTTTCGAGGAGAGAAATGGAGAGGGTAGCAATAATGGAAACCCAACGGGGGCAACATTCCTAGACTGCGTTCAAGCCGTTGGTGTTTCTTCAGATAATCCCGCAATATCTTTGCTAGATGTTGGCCGCCACCAGAGGCAATATATTCAATACCAACAACAAACAATAGAAATAACCATAAGAAGATTGCTAGACATAAACTCGAATACATTCTACAAAATAGATAGCTATCCAAATTATAAATCGGGCCACATTCTAAACAAAAATAATTTTGGATCAGATGGTGAATTTTTGAAAAATTATGATATTACCATATTGTATACGCCAGATAATTTTGCTAGAATGAACGCCGGGGCCGATTCCAGCGACCCAGACAAAGACAATGTTATTTCTATCAGTTATTTAAATTGCATTATTACCAATATAAGTTATTCTATGAGCGTGGATTCAGTAGAAGAGACTATCACTCTTGTTACAAAAAACCTACAAAATAATAATGGCTACAGTTCTTTAAGTTCGTATAATCTTCCGGGATCATGGCTCGATGGTGAACCGCGAGAGGGTCAAATTCTTAAAAGACAACATTTTGATTTAATAAAACAAGACAGGGAAACAGTGCTTCCACAAGAAGTCGAAGAACTATTTGACTGTGGGGGATCGGAAGGGGTAGACGAAAATGGAAATGATTTATCAATAATAGGTATGCAATCTATAAATATTGATGTGTCATTCGATTATACAAATCTAATGGACGTGGGAATATGGAGAGGTTCTGAAGACACTAAGGAAGGTGAGCAGAATAGATGGCAGATGCTTAATTTGCCCATATCTATTAATTGTTCGTTTACCGGAATGTTAAGACAGGGCCTTCCATATTATAACTTTTTATATGATGGGGGAAACAGAGTAAGAAACGTGGACAATGTTTACACGAAAGAAAGGACAGACGGAAGTTTAAGAAAGTGGGACGAAGCGGATAGACAGATTAAGATTGTTGCACAGCCCATAATAGATGGCACTTATTTTGTTTGGGATCTTGGTGAGAAGAATTATTTAACATCTATAGAGTATACTGGCGGTGACGCAGGAGGTGGAAATGCAGAAGCAACAATAACGTACACTAATCAGTATAGCGATTTCGTCGTTATGCAAGCGGGAACCGTTTCAGACATAGGCAACGATGGCCCTTATTAGAAATTACAAATATGACAAAAAGAATTCAAAAAAAGTCTAAACAAGAAAATGCTCCTCAAAAATTAAAAATCGTCGAACCTCAAACAAAAAACCAAAAGGATTACATACGCGCCATTATAGAGAATGATATTATCTTTTGTACTGGCCCATCTGGATGTGGCAAATCCTATATTGCCGCAGGTATTTCTTCTCAAAAACTTCATCATAATGAAATAGATAGTGTTATTATTACAAGGCCGCTTGTTTGTACCGGAAAAGATATTGGCTCTCTTCCGGGCGAGCTTGGCGAAAAAATCGCCCCATACCTTATGCCAATGCAAGAAAACTTTAAAAACTTCTTAGGGCGCGCTTTTTATGGGCATCATGTTAATTCTGGTGGTATAAGATATTTACCGCTCGAAGTTATGAGAGGAAGCACGTTTGACAACGCTTACATGATTCTCGACGAAGCACAAAACTGTAGCTTTGAACAAATCAAGATGTTCATAACTAGAATGGGAAAGAACTCTAAAGTGCTTATTAACGGGGATGTTAAACAAACTGACTTAAAATTTCAAAGTGGGCTTGCAAATTGTGTTGAAAAACTCTATAATGTAGAGGGAGTGGGCGTTTGTCAATTAACTAATCAAGATATTCAACGAAATGGTATACTTGGAAGAGTGTTGACAGCGCTAGAAGATTAGTTATAATAAGGAAGGAATTATGCCGTTATATGATTTTGAATGTGAACCTTGCGCATACTATACAGAAATAAGACAAGGACCAGAAGATCCCGACACTCATCCCTGTCCGTTGTGCGAACAGGAAACTCTTAAAAAAGTTTTTATCAATCCTCCAGCTATTAGTGTTATTGGCGAGCCGTCTACCATAGGGCATCTTGCAGATAGAAATACTAAAAAAATGGGCAGGTATGAGATCGAGGATAAGAATAAGAAAAGCAATATCAATCAAGACAAAGAAGCCATTAAAGCAAAAGCTATGCGTAGAAAGATTAATTCTATGACGCAGGAGCAAAAGGTTAAATGGATCAAGGAGGGTGATTGATGTATAATCTAGATTCTGGAAATACTGATTTACCAAGATCAGATTGGCCTCATCACGCCACCGTCACCATGAAAATAGATATTAGAAAAATGAATAGTGATGGCAGTCTTGGTCATCATATTATTGGCAATGAAATATTAAAGAAATACAATATGACTAACAAGGCGCAGGTTTGTATATCTGGCGCCACCGAAGCAGAATGTATTAAAAACGTAAAAGAAATGTTGGAGAAATTGAATGGCTAGATGGGAAAACGAAGACGTGTCTGGGATGGGTATTCCAGAGCCGGTTACTTCAGTGGTAAAATATTTAAATAAGGAAGGTAGAGACTGTCAAAACGAAAGATATGGTTTCGTGAAAACTATTTCTACAACTCTTCCAGATAAGAGTGTTTTTGTAAAATACTATATTAGATTTTATAGAGGTGAGCTTGTTGATCCTCATTCTGTTGACGTTAATTTTAAATCAAAAATTCCAGAGTTCAAAAAAGTATCGGAAGATTGTTATAAGCTATATAAAAAATATTTAGCTACTAAGAATCGTTTATATTTCACTAGGTCTAGAAGATTGTTTATGGAGAATTAAATGAAAAAGGGACCACTTTCTAACGAAGAAAAGCAATACATTGAAGAGAACCTAGACATGGACACCGCAGAACTGGCGGAATCTATGGATAGATCGCTGAAGCTAGTCAAAGCTCACGTAGAAAAAAGCTCGCCGCCAAAAGAACCAAAGCGAGAGTCTAAAACCATGCAGCTGTTAGCTAGAAATGCCGACAGGGGGGTTGTGGTGATGACCGAATCAGCGTCGTCCCATTTTGACGAAAACAGACAGAAGCCCAAACCGCCCAAGAGATATGAAGGGATGATCCACAAGATCAAGGAGGATTAACATGATTTGTAAAACCAGAGATGGCTACATGAGGAAGTTAATCATGAGTGATCTGATGATTAGCTGGAGAATAACCCTTTCTGATGGTACGCTGGTTTATGGTGATTATGATAGGCCCGGACTAGACAATCCTTGGTCTAGGCTAAAAGATCATTGCGCAGAAAATGATGTGATTCCTACGAAGGTTGAATTACATATGTTTGGTGCGCCCATCGAAGTATTCTTTGAAAACAAGGATGGTCTTGATGGACTTTTGGTGATGCGAGGAATGGCAAAAGATCAAGCTATGGATGGCAGTCACTCCCAGTCTTTCCAGACGCTAACTGTTTCATTGCTAAGAGATGATTGCTCTCTTATTGATGTTTCAAAATATACTTGGCCTATCAATGATTTTGAACATGGGACCAGTACAAGAGAATTGACATCAGAAAACTTGAAAAATATGATATTTAAAAATGGATCAGAAAAACTCAAACATCCTAAAATACAAGAGCTTATCAACGGGGCAGCCGTGTAATGGCGCGCAATATGCTGCGGAGCTTGTCTGTATTAGAAAAAGACAGAAAGAAAATTGTGGCAGCCTAGAGTTTAAGTTCTGGAACAAGTCTCAAAAAGATGAGTATCAAACGCAAATTCGGGTTGCATCTAATTTGATAAGCAAGTATAGTGATCGCGCGCTTATTAGATACTTAAATAGCCCAAGTGGTAATAACATATACGCCTTGGGCTTTCTTCATAAAAGTAAAAAGTTTGTATTAGCTTTAAAATTTGTTGAAAAGGGTGTAAAAGAATTCCATAATAAACTGGAAGAAGAATCTAAACGCGAAAAGAAGATTATTCAAGCGCCAACAGGTGAATACAAATCAAAGAAACCAAGAGGTAAAAATAGCCTCTTATCAAAAATAAGGAAGATTGATGGCAAAAACTAAAGACTGGAAGAAACAAATCACAGATAAGTACGGTGATATTCTTGTTTCTGGGACAAATGTTTTAAGCAATAGAAAAGACTATAAAGTATTATCAATTTCTCCAATGCTAGACATTGCTCTTGGCGGGGGAATTAAAGAGGGTTCGTGGCTTATGTTGTCGGGCGACCCTAAATGCGGAAAGACTACCACCGCGATGCAGGTGGCGGCGAACGCGCAAAAAGATGGTAGACATGTTATCTATCTTGATGCAGAGGGACGACTCAAAGAAATGAACTTTGAAGTTCCAGAACTCGACCCAGAAAAGATGACAATCATTCAGCCCAAAGACAAACCTATTCCTGCTGAAATATTTTTAGAAACAGCATACAAATACATGACTGATCCAGAATATCATGGGGCGGTTTTGATTGTTGACTCTATCTCGTCTTTGATTTCAGAGAAAGAACTAGACGGCGACTTCTCTCCCACTAGAGCTGGCCTACCTAAGATTCTTTCTATCTTTACTAAAAAGATGGGACAGGTCTTACCTAATCAAAGAGGATTGGTGATACTGATTACCCATACTATCTCAAACACGTCTGGAATGGGCGCGTCTAAAATGGCTGACGGAGGTAGAAAAATTCAATACCAAGCTGACACCAGAATGGAAGTCAAAAGCGGTGGAGAGAAGATTCCAGCCGTCAAGCCTTGGACAGATGAGAGTGGCGAGATCATCGGGCAGCAGGTCAACTGGCGCATCCTCTGTTCGTCTATGGGATCGCCGGGTGGAAACTGTCAAAGTTTTATTCGCTATGGCGAAGGTATCGACGAGCGCCAAGAGTACCTACAGTTAGCACAGCAACTAGCCCTGATTGACAGAAGTGGTGCTTGGTTTAAGCTAATGTTTATGCTGGAAGATAAAAAATTAATGAAGAAGCTAGAGCCAGATTTAGATGTTGAAGATGAAACTGCGTGCATTAAAGCCTTTCAGTTTCAAGGACAGCCAAAGGTGTATAATTTCCTGAAAGAAAATCCAGAGTGTATTGAGCTACTGGCTAAATCAATAAAGGAAATGCTATGAAAATCCATATAACAGGACTAGATGCGAGGGGCTATATATGGATGCCACTGTCTGCCGCCGCCGAAAAAGTAAATAGATCAAAACTTCATGAAAAAGCATACAAACTTATTGAAGAATTCTATCCGTATGATACGATACTAGAGGAAGTAACACTTCCCGGAAGCAAGGATCAATTTGGAGGAAAATCCCTTAGAGCGGACTTGTTTTTACCAGCTAGAAGAATTATAATAGAAGTTCATGGAGAGCAACATTATAAGTTTAACAAGTTCTTTTTTAAGAGTAAGCTAGACTTTTATAAAGCCAAAGCCAGAGACTCAGACAAAAGAGAGTGGTGCGAGTTGAACGAAATAGAACTGATAGAATTAAATTATAATGAGGACATTGATGAGTGGAGAACAAAAATTAGAAGAGTTTCTTCTAGCGATTGATAATTGGATAGAATGTAAGGGGCTTCCGAAGGTTGAGCAAAAAGAAGACATTGAAGCTATTCTTAATATGCGATCTCACGATATAAACCATCTCTCTGCAAAAGAATGTCTGGCATATGCCTATGAGCTATACGCATATTCAGACTATCTTGAATCCATAAAAGCCAAAGAAAAGATCGTTTTAGATTGGGCGGATTCCAGTATTTGGTATATAATATCTCAGTCGCTAGACTCTTACGGTACGAGCTATACGAAATGGGAACAGAAGTATTATTCTGCCGTAAAAGAAAACCCTCTAGCGTCTGATATATTAAAAATCAAGAAGCACGCAGAAGCAAGACTGTCTTGCGTAGATGGCAAATCTAACAAGGTATTGAGAATGGCAGACACATTAAGTAATTTATCAAAAACAAGATGAGGTTAAAATGCTAGACAAATTTATTGAATCACTAACCGCAGAGCAAAAGATGGCGCTCATAGAAACCCTAAGTGAAAGTATTGAAAAACCAGCGGAAGCTAAAAAAGAACAACGTCCAGAGCCAGTAAAATCATCAAGTGCAGATATTGGCTTGGACTTTACGGTTTCTAAAGACAATGGGCAAGTTAAAACCAGAATCCCCGTTACAGAAAACAAAAGATTTAATACCTTTACTGATGACGGGACAGAAGCAAAGGGTACAGAGTTTAAAACGCCAGATGTCAAGCCCACCGAGCGACGACGACAGCCAACTAAAATGGTAGAACAGAAATGTACCAAGTGTCAAAATTCTGTGAAAGTTCATCCTACTCATGCTAGAGAGTGGTATGTTTGCGACAGGTGTATTGGTGGCCGATAATGAAAAAGAACAAACTACAGGACTTAGCTTCTGAAAGGGCTGTACTGGCGGCACTATGTCAGTACGGGCTAGACTGTTATCTTGACATTGATTTTGTAGATGGCGATCATTTTACAGATGACATGAATCAAGTTTTGTTTAGCTGTATTCATAAAACAATATCTGACAATGCGAAGGTAGAACTAACATCCATTCTATCTGCTGCAAATAGTCTTGGTGTTGGAGACGCACTAAACAACAAGGAAGAAATGGGGTTCATCAGATCCCTGTTTAATTTCCCAGTAAATTTAGAAAACTCACATATTCATGCTGCTAAAATCGCAAAGCTAAAGCTGGCTAGAGATTTAAAGAAAACACTAAGCGGCTGCCAGAAAAGCGTCGAGTCCATGACGGGCGAAGAAGATATTGTTGATTTGATCTCTATGGTTGAATCTCCAATCTTAGATGCTACATCTGCTATTTATCAAACATCAAGTAATAAAACAGAAGTAATGGGAGAGGGTATTGATGAATACTTGGATTTTCTCACAGAGAATGTATCAGATTTTGTTGGAATCCCCACAGGGTTTGCACGATATGATGCTGCTATTGGCGGTGGGTTGCGTCGAAAATGTGTTGACTTAGTAGCAGCACGGCCCAAGGTTGGTAAGTCTATGTTTTGCGATGCTGTTGCGCTCAACATATCAATGCAAAATGTTCCCGTTCTTGTTTTAGATACTGAAATGTCTAAAGAAGATCACTACAATAGAATTCTAGCTAGTATTAGTGGTGTTGAAATTAACAAAATATCCACTGGTAAATATTCTGACAATGTAATAGAAAATGAAAAGGTTCGTGCCGCCGGTGAAAAACTTAAAAACATACCATACCACTATATTAGTATTGCAGGTCAGTCTTTTGATAATATACTTTCTATTATGCGTAAATGGATTTATCAGCACGTTGGGTTCGACGAAAGCGGCAGAACTAACGATTGTGTAATTATTTATGATTATCTTAAACTGATGAGTTCAGACGGCATTAGTGCGTCTATGCAGGAATATCAAGTTCTTGGCTTTCAAATTACCAAGCTGCATAACTTTATGGTTAAATATGATGTTCCATGTTTGAGCTTTGTGCAGTTGAACAGAGATGGTATCACAAAAGAAAGCACCGATGCGGTGTCTGGCTCTGACCGTCTTATTTGGCTTTGTACAAGTTTTACAATTTTTAAGATGAAATCAGACGAAGAAAAAGCGGAGGACAATCCTAAAAATGGAAATAGAAAACTTGTTCCCATTGTAGCCAGACATGGTGAGGGGCTAGATGATGGTGATTATATTTCTATGAAGATGTTTGGTAATATTGGACGTTTAGAAGAAGGCATGACTAGAAATGAAATTCATAACAATGCCAAATCAAGAAGTGAAGGATTTGAAATAAATGAAAACTTTGACCCCGAATCAGATCTCAGCAGCGTGTGACGCGCTAAAAGATTCTATTCCAGAAGTGCTTGAAAGACTTGATATTGAGTATCTAGAATACGGAAATAGATATGCTTTTCCTTGTCCTATTCATGGAGGCGATAACCCAGAAGGGTGTTGTGTATTTCTAGACGGCGACGACGTTGTTGGAAACTGGAAATGCTGGACTGCTGGATGCGACGACGAATATGCAAGAAACATATTTGGTTTTATTAGGGGTTGTCTAAGCACAAAGAAGGGATCAGAAGCAACTCTTTCGGAAACATATAAATTTTGTGAGTCTATTGCAAAAGCAGAAGAAAGAGAAGAAGTAGATATCAATCCTGCTAAAGAGGCTAAACTAATTGATGTTTTTTTGAAGCAGCCTGTCGCGACAATACCAACAATTTCAAGACAGGGCGTTCGGTCTAAAATACAAGTACCATCACCATACTACATGGAACGGGGATACTCGGAAGAAGTTCTTGACTTGTTTGATGTTGGTACGTGCGTAGATAGTGCTAGGCCAATGTATAACCGTGCCGTTGTTCCTATCTATGATATAAACGATTGTTATGTTGGATGTGTTGGCAGATCAATATATGATAACATGCAACCAAAGTGGTTACATAGTAAAGGATTTAAAAAAGAACATCTTTATGGGTTAAATATTGCAAAAGACCATATAATAAGAAGTAGAACCGTTTTCTTGCTAGAGGGTCAGGGCGATGTTTGGAGAATGCACGAAGCTGGATATAGCAACTCTGTTAGTATATTCGGCGCGTCCATAACAGATGAACAGCTGATATTGCTTGAAGAGATAGGAGTCATGAATGTAATAATATTAACAGACTATGATGAGGCCGGAAACAAGGCGGCCACTCAAATCATAAAAAAATGTGGAAGAAGATTTAATTATTTAAGGCCAACTCTTGACGCTAAAGATGTTGGCGATTTATCCGTTGAACAATTGCAAGAACAATTAAAGGCTATCTTATGACTAAAATATTAGCGTTTTCTGGAAAGAAACAATCTGGCAAAAGTACATCTTCAAACTTTATTCATGGCTATCAACTAAGAGCCTTTAGAGTTATAGAAAACTTCGCCCTAAACGAAGAAGGTGATCTCCTTATAAAGACGGGAGAATCAGATGATTCTTATGGGCTGCTAGATGTTAATAGGGTCGATGGGCAGTTTGCTGAGTGGGCTGGATATAACATGTGGCCCTATATTAAAAAATACTCACTGGCTACGCCGTTGAAACTAATTGCCGTAGAGCTGTTTGGACTAAGCGATGAGCAGGTGTTTGGTACAGACGCTCAAAAAAATACAAAGACTCACATAAAGTGGGAAGACATGCCAATTTCAATAGCGCAAAGAAAAAAGCTAAACAAGTACGGCAGAATGACAGCTAGAGAATTTCTACAGTACTTTGGAACAGAGATTTGCAGAAAGATCCATAATAATATTTGGGCCGAGCGTCTTGTTAAAGATATTGAGATGGAATCTTCTTTGCTTGCCGTCGTTGATGATGTTAGATTTCAAAATGAAGTAGAGATTATTCAAAAGGCGGGCGGCAGAGTTATAAGACTAGCAAGACAACCACATGAGGATAGTCATTCCAGCGAAACAGAACTAGATAACTATGAAGATTTTGATGCGATTATTGACAATAAAGATTTAACCATTGCCGAAACAAATAAACAAATTATTGATTTGTTAGAAGAATGGGGATGGCTAGGAGAGGAAGTTTTACTACAGAGCGAAGAACAGGAGAGATTAACAGGTATTCAAGCAATAAGGAGCTAGAATGATAGTAACGTATATCAGGTCGTCTAGCTATGGCAACTATGAATTTTGTCAGATGCAGTATTTTATGACCTATGTTTTAGGTCATAGATCGGCTTCTGGAAAAAAGGCGCAACAGGGTACAGCCTGTCATAAGGTCATGGAATGTTTAGCGGCATGTAAAAAAGAACTACAAGAAAAGCCAGAAGAAAAAAAATTATCTATTACAGATGATGCTATTGGCGAAGTAGAATTTACACCCAAAAAGCTCTACACTAAAAAGTTTGTTAAAGACTTGATGGATAGAAGCTATGAGTATTACACTTCTATGGATGAACATAAATATTATCCAGCAGATTTTAAATTCTGTGAACAGCAGGTCGAAACAGCTTTGAATTACAATGATGGTCAGTTCGACCCTAGAAATAGAACCATTGTAGACACAGAGCCTACTTTCGATATTCCTATTGAAGAAGATTGGGCTAAGTTTGAATATGAAATGCCAGATGGAACCAAGCTAAATGGACAGCTCGCTATCAAGGGAACTATTGACTTGGTTACACAGATTGATGACGGCGTTATAGAGGTCATAGACTGGAAAACAGGACAAAGAAAGAACTGGGCGACCGGAGAAGAAAAAACTTACGAAAAACTTCTTGAAGATCCTCAACTTCTATTGTATAACTATGCGATATCTAAATTATATCCAGACTATGAACAAGCTATTATGTCTATCTTCTTTACAAGAGATGGCGGCCCTTTTAGTATGTGTTTTGACGCTTCGGATCAAGACAGATTTTTGGGTATGCTAAAAGCTAGATATGAAGAAATAAAAAATAACATTAGGCCAAAACCAATCAAACAAAACAGGATGGACTTCAGATGTCAAAAACTGTGCCACTTCTATAAAAATAATTGGCCCGGAACAAATACTACAATGTGCCAGCATGTCGAGGGCAGACTGCACGCGATTGGATACAAAGAGACCCTCAAAGAGTGTACTAAAGAAGGCTTTAACATTGGTTATTATGAGGCTCCCGGATAATGGCACAATTAATAGATATTAAAAAAGATTTTGATTTAGGTAATAAGTTTCTGCTTGACACGGCTGAAAGTCTTGCTAAGATACTAGACGATGAGTTTCGCGTTGTGATAAAATATGATCTTCAAGATTATAATTTTCCAAAAGACGGCAAGAAACACATTTTGTTTTCATTGTCTAATGAGACTCATCAGCCTCCAAGATACATGGAAGAAGATAGCGTTTATCTAATTTTTCATAATTATTCCTTTCTGGACAACTGGGGATATCCAGTATCTCATCCTAAATTTTTTCCACTTCCTCTTGGCGGTTTTATAAACGACATAGAATCAAAAATAGAAGAAATAAAACCAACGCATGAAAGAGAGTATGATTTTTGTTTTGTGGGTCAAATATCTCAATATGGAACCAGAGACAAATTTCAAAAATCCTTGGATACCATGATAGAAAATACTGGAGATAAATATAAACATTATGTAAAATATACATCTGCTTTTGCCAGCGGGCTAGATCCGCAAGAGTATGTTGATCTTTTAAATAACTCTAAGATATGCCTGTGTCCCACTGGAGCATTTAGCGAAGAGTCTTTTAGATTTTTTGAGGCTATAAAACTTGGAGCTTTTCCTATGGTGGAAAGATTACCAAAGTTTTGGTATTATGAAAACGCTCCCATGTTTTTTACAAGATGGCAGTTTTTGGACACATATCTTGAAGAGTGTTTAAATATTTTGAATTCTGAAAAGATATCGTTGCTAGAAAGAAACATGGCTAACTATAATAATACAATATTGGACCCAGTTAGTTTGTCACAAATTTTGAAGAATATAATTGATGAAAAACAAGAATATACCAATCAACTGCAAAACCCACTTCAGCCTGCTTAAAGGCTTCTCAAATCCTGATAGGCTAGCAAAACTGTGCGCTTCATATGGTTATGAGGCGTGCGTTCTTGCTGATATCAACACTCTTTCTGGTGCGGTTAACTTCAGCCAAGCCTGCAAAAATAATAAAATAAAGCCCATCTTGGGAATGGATACAGATCAATTCTTACTTATTGCAAAAAATAAACAAGGATGGCTGGATCTTATTAAATATTCTTCAGAAGAGAAAAGTATTGATACTCTGAAAAGAATAGCCGACAATGGTAATATTCTGTTTATAACGACGGAAGACAATGCAGCACAAAAGAAGATGTGGGGCAAGAATTACTTTTGTTATAACTATACGTCTGACGCTGTGTATTATTGCACTAAAGAAGAAGCAGAGCTACATAGAATCATTCTTTGCTCTGGAATGAAAACCAGCATCCCAAAAGTCACGGCAAAACTGCAAAAGGGAGAAGACTTTGAGAACAAACACTTTTTTACAAGTGAAGATTATTGCCTAAAGCCGCCAAGCGAGACTTCGGGCAATGAAAAACTATTTGAAGCTCTAGCTTTGTGCGAAGAGTATGAAATCACTGGAAAACCCATGTTGCCAGAATTTGATGTGCCTGAAGGGTTTGATAGTGATGAATATCTTAAAGAGCTTTGTCGGCATGGCTGGAAGTCGAAACTAGCGCCCGCTGGGAAAGTGGCTGACCCCAAACAGAAAGAAATTTATCTGCAAAGAGTGAAGACCGAGCTTGAGGTTATTTTTAAAGCTAATCTTAGTGGTTATTTTCTAATCGTGCAAGATATTGTAAATTATGTTAAAAGACAAGGGTGGATTGCTGGCCCCGGTCGTGGATCTGCTGCTGGATGTTTGATTTCTTATCTTGTTGGGATTACAGAAGTTGACCCAATAGAATTTGACTTACTCTTTGAAAGATTTTATAATGAGGGACGAAACACCGAGGATCATGTCTCTCTTCCCGATGTCGATATGGATGTTCCAGCAGAGCATAGAGATGAAGTAATTGACTACATTAAAGAAAAGTATGGCATTGATAAAGTTTCTCAGATGGTGACATTCGGCAAACTACAAGGGCGCGCAGCGATCAAAGAGGTTTTAAGAATCAACGACGCTGTATCTTTTTCTGAAATGAACGCAATTACAGATAGTATTCCAGACGAAGCTAAAATTTCTGACCAACTAGAACTCATGGAAGATAAGTCTATTATCAGATGGGCGCTAGAGAATGAATCAGAAGCGCTAAAGAGTTGGTGCTATTATGACGAAGAAGGAAACCTAGAAGGACCGCTATCAAGATATTTTGAACAAGCTATTAAAATTGAAGGAACAAATAAATCTCAGGGCAAACATGCTGCCGGTGTAATTATATCTAAACATCCACTAGCAGAGGTTTGTCCAATGGTTAAAGACAAGAATGGTAAAATGATTGCCGCGCTTGAGATGAATGACCTAGAGGCTATGGGTCATGTTAAGTTTGATGTTCTTGGAATTGACTTGTTAAGTAAAATTATGGAAATATGTGAGGATTAAATGAATGCTACAAAAGAAGAATATATGTCTGTGATTTTTTCTGGTTGCAGTATTGACTATAAAGATATTACATTTTGTAATTTGGCTAATCACTATAGAAGATTGGCAAGATCAAATGAATATCAAGTATGGTCAGACAGACAGAACGAATATCACCTATTTAAAAATATCGAAGATGCTGTTGATAAGTTTATTGAACTAAAGAAAAGGAAGTAACATGGCGAACTATAGAGATATTATTGTTTTTGACTTTGAGACCGGCGGCGCTAATCCATATACGTGTCAGCCAACTCAAATCGCGGCTGTGGCTATCCACGCTAGGAGGCTAGAGCTACAGCCCGGAGGCATGTTTAACAGCGAGATTCGCCCTATTATCGACGACGACAAAGCTATCAAAGCGGGAGTCGCCCCATTGGAGGAAGAGGCGCTACGCATAACGCGAAAAAACCGTGACGACCTAGCAAAAGCACCTTTACCGAAAACAGTATGGAAAAAGTTTGCTCAATTTTGTGACAAGTACAACTTTAAGAAAACTAATTATTATGCGCCTATCGCTGCGGGCTATAATATCAATGGCTTTGATATGCCTATTGTGGAGAGAATGTGTCAACAATATGGTCCAACTCATGCAAAGAATGGCAGGCAGGGAATCTTTAATCCTATTTTTACCATTGATGTAATGCAACATATTTACTGCTGGTTTGAAAACAATACAGAAGTAAAGGGATATGGTATGGATTACTTGCGCGACTATTTTGGAATGAGTCAAGCTAGTAAGGATAATGCTCACGATGCGTTGCAAGACGTTAAGGATACCGCTAATATCATGATTAAGTTCATGAAATTGCAAAGAACATTGCTACATAAAGTTAAATTTGAAAAAACATTTGCGAACGGGGATATTTATGTCTAAATTTGACATTAATAATTTTGAAGACGAAGAAGTTTGGGATTTGATTTGCGAAGGACGCACAAAGGGCGTTTTTCAACTTGAATCTAGCCTTGGTAAACACTGGGCTAAAGAGGTCAAGCCCAGAAGCATCAGCGAGTTAGCGGCTCTTATTTCGCTGATTCGTCCCGGCTGTCTGAAGGCTTACACAGATGGCAAATCCATGACGCAGCACTATGCAGATAGGAAAAAGGGAACTGATGCCGTTGATTATCCAGATGATTCTTTGGAGCCTATTCTAAAAGAAACCTATGGGGTTTTGGTATACCAAGAGCAAAGCATGAAGATCGCCCAGCAACTAGCCGGGTTTGACCTTAAAGAAGCGGATTCGCTTCGTAAGGCTATTGGTAAAAAGAAAGCTGGACTCATGGAAGAAATGAAACAGGTCTTTATGGACGGGGCAGAAAAGCAGGGAATCATCAAAAAAGAGGTGGCGGGTGAGATTTTTTCATGGATCGAGAAGTCGAACCGTTACGCTTTCAATAAAAGTCACGCTGTTTCGTATGCCATTGACGCATACTGGAGCGCATATTGTAAGTGCTACAGGTTAGAAAGATTTTATGTTAGCTACATGAATCGCTCTGACCGCAAGCCAAAGCCTGAGATTGAGCTAAAACAGCTTATCATGGATGCTAAGATGCATGGACTAGACACCTATCCGCCAAGACTCAATCATATGCACACAAATTTTCTACATGAGAATGGTAAAATTTATTTTGGTATGCGGCATATTAAAAATGTAGGCACAAAAGAGTGTGACAAGATTGAAGAATTAAAACAAACAGAAGATTTATCTTTGTTTACTTGGATGGATTGTCTCGTCAAGATTGTCCATCGAACCAAGATCAACAAGCGGGCGGCAATCGCCATGATTTCTGTCGGCGCGTTTAACGGGAAGAACAATAGAGAGTCTCGTCAGAAAATGCTGTATGAATATGATAGCTGGAACAATCTATCTGCAAGAGAAAAAGATGCCATTGCCGATAATTACAAAAGCAATTTAACTTTGGCTCAGTGTGTAGACCTTCTTTCTGATTGGGTTAAGATTAATTCTAGAAGGGCGCAGGCAATAGAGGACATCAAGCAGTCTCTCATTTCACCATTTTATAGTCTAGATGACGATCCAGCTTCTATTGCAGATTATGAAATTAAATTAATGGGATGTGCCTTGACATGCAGTAAGGCAGATTCTATAAATATTTCTACAAATATGTGCAAAGATGTGACACAGGGTACTATAAGAGGTAAGGTAAATCTTTCTGTGATGATTAATTCTATCCGTACTTATAAAACCAAAAAGGGAAAGAATCCCGGCCAAGAAATGGCTTTTCTGTGTGTTGAAGATGCGAGCGGCGAACTGGATTCCGTTACAATTTTTCCAGAGATGTTTACAAAATATAAAGATTTATTAATAGAAAGAAACACTGTCTTTATAGATGGTGAGGTTTCTAAGAGGGATAAAAATTCCATTGTTGTTAATAAAGTTATACAAGTTTGAAAAGGATTATTATGAATAATTGCTCTTTTTTAGGCAAGCTCAAGGAGCCTGTCTTTTCTACTACATCTAATGATGTTGATTTGGTTAATTTTGTACTTGAAGTTGAAGAATACAGAAAAAATAAAACCGGTCAAAAAACAAGACGAGTCGAACATTTGACGTTTGAGGCGTGGCACACAGCGGCAATAACAATTAGAGAAAAATTAGAAGTTGGCGACCTGATGCTCGTAGAATGTACCGCCAGAAGCAAAAGAGACGAGGATGATTTTTGTTATTTTAGAGTAAACAGCTTTAAGATTTTTAACAAAGAAAGATACTCTACTCAATCGGAAGACTAATGAGAAAAAAGAAGATATTGTTTGTTTCTGAGGCTTCGTGGCTTAGTACCGGATATTCCGTATACACCAAGGAAGTTCTTAGTAGACTAAATCAGATAGATGATTTTGAAGTAGCTGAGTTGTCTTGTTATGTAGATAGGAACGATCAGCGGGCAAAATCTGTCCCTTGGAAAACATATCCAAACAAACCAGTCAAAGAAGATGCATCTTATCATTTATATAAGGGCAATCCAGTGGCGCAGTTTGGAGATTTGTCCTTTAACCATGTCGCGCTAGATTTTCAGCCCGATATTGTTATGGACATTCGTGACTGGTGGATGATGGAGTTTGAACAGCGCTCGCCCTTTAGAAATTTTTTCCATTGGGCGATTATGCCAACGGTAGACGCTTCTCCGCAAAACCCACAATGGATTAACACCTATAATT